GCTGAAAGCCGGGATCTTCTTTTTTCCCACCTCCTCCGGGACGTGGCAGCCGAGCAATGAGAGATTCTGAGATAGAGCCATTACTGCATCCCGCCAAAGCCCCAGAGCCCATGTCGCTTGACCGCGATTGTGAGCCTCTCCTGGGCGCCACCAACGATCTTGTGCCTAAGCGCGCGGGTCACTACGACGGTGGGCTGGACTTGCAAGAGTTCTGTTGCGCGCACCCTCTCGTGCAGCCATCGGCTTTGCCCACTTGTTGTATCACGTCAACGAGTGGGTACCGGCCTCTCGCGCCCGATCTTAACCGATCCGGGGCTCATACCACATGCGATTTGACGTCAGTCGCTGAGGTGCGCGAGAAGGTTGGCGAGCAAGTCACTTCGTTCGTCGAAGGCTTGCTCATTCATGACGAACGCCGCGACACCGAGGAGTACCTCTTAGCCGAGGATGTCCTCCGGTTGCCGTGGCTGCGCACGATCGCCAAGATTGCGTCGCGGGACATCCAAGTTTGCTGTGTTCCCGTTAGTGATTTGGCCGGCATGTACCTTAAGCATGAGCTCGAGAAGATCAAGACCTCCACGCTTGAGAGCTCCACTTGGCATGGCAAAGCCCGGTGGTGGTTGTCGGACAAGTCCACGCAGATTTCCGGTGAGGAACGTGTGCAACGTCTCGTCTCTAGTTTGATTCGTTCCGAGACGAAGACGCATGCTTTCGATTCGACTGCCCGTAAGAAGGTTTCGAAACATCAGAAACATCATGACCATTCACTCTTTCGGCAGTTGGCGCAAAACTTCGACCCACCAAGGGCTACGGAGAGCGCCATTTCGAACAACGACAGCAACCATCCGGTGGCAGGCGCCTCCCGCAAGGTTGGCGTTACTGCGACGCGCGATGCACTCCATAGTGCCGGCTACCAAATGTACGATGAGAGCATTAGTGGCGCTGCGCGCGACAAGAAGTCTGCTGGCCGTCGTGAAGTCCATGGCATCAAAGACCTGCAGCACTTGAACCCGGATGATTCGTATTCCCCCGGCATGGTGTATACATTCGTCGATCAGGACATGTACATCAACAGCTTTGCTAAGTATGCCGGCGAGAACATGGTGATCATCACTCCCGAATATGACAAGCTCGCGGGTGTTGGCACTGACTCCACGTGGTACTACACGGTCGCGGCAAATGGTGATGTGGTTGTCACCGAACGCGTCGCGGCCGCCAACGGCGCAACCTATACGGACCAGCGCCCTTGGGACTATGGAGCGAACGATTTCATTTACATCGAACACCTTGGTAAGACCATGTTCACCACCTACAACGTTTGCATCAAGTACCAGCCCGGCTCGCATCACAAGTGGGTCTGGTTGGCTCGCAACACGACGACGAATCTTTCAAAGTCGGTCTGCGACATGATGTGCATCGTGGCACAAGGCACACCGCTTGACGGCGTTCCTCTCCGCAAGGCAAGCAACGTCGTTGTCGTCAAAGGTGAATCAAAGGCCAAACAGGATACGTTTCTGCTTGGATTGTTCGGTGACACTCAGTGCCCGACGTACAGCATCAAGTACGCTTACGATCAGGGCGCTGACACCTCGATGGAACTTACTGAGAACCAGTACAAGGTGTTCAACCTCATGGGGAAGAACCGCCCGAAAGGGTATGGTGTTTCAGAAGTCAAGCGCACTATGCAAATGCACACCATTTGGCGCCCCGGAGGCCTCGAGCCATTGCTCGTGGCATTCTTCGGTATTCCAATCGAGTATCGCCCTCGGCCAAATATCATGTACACCAGTCAAGCAGGGTCACTTGACGACGGTGTAGCCGAGGAAGGAACCGCCACCGACGCAGCGCCGAATGTCGCTGGTGGCGGACCGGGCGTGGCGGATACAAAGTCCGACGCCGCGCACGACGCGTACGAGAAGAAGCGTTTGAAGGAGTTCAGCAACAAGATCGATCCGGTGGCCAACATCAAGGACATCGTATCGCTGCTTCTTCCACGCTTCATCGATCAGGTCTCAGGCGAAACCGGCATCGCCTTGGGATCGGTTACGATGGTGGGCCCTGAAATCATTTACCAGAGGCGCACTCAAGCGTTACAAGCCGCGCGTCTACAACGCAATGTCGAACTTGTTGCTCGCGAGACGGTTCCAAAGACAAACCTTAAGCACGAGGTTGGGCCCAAAGCGAGCGTAGCGCCCCGCGGGATCACGCAGTACACGGAGGAAATGGCCATTCAGACAGGACGAGTTGGCCTCCTTGTTAAGGAAGTACTCAAGCACTGCGGATTCTACCAACCTGGCAACTCACCCTATGACATCGCCATGTCCATTCGCAAACTTACCGAAATTGCGATGCATGCCGCTGTCACCGATGAAGGTGGCCAGGTGAGTGGCCTGCATGACACGGATTACTCCAAGATGGATGAGACGATCAGTGAGTACATTTA